GTTCTAGATGCCATCATAGAGTTGAAAGAAATTTAGATAAATATAAAAAGATTATTAATGAATTAGTTTATGACAAATGAAACTAATATAAAGGAGAACAACACGGGTAGTTTTGGTGCAATTCGCATCTTTAACTACCCGTGGTGATAAGTCATATTGCCCATCAATATGAAATCTGTAAATTGCCTTGTACTCAATGGACTTGGTTGATACAGCATAGGCGAGGATATAATCAAGGTCCGAGAGGAGATATGAAAGGTAAGTTTGATATTAAAGAAGTACCATATTATGAAAAAGGTAAATACGATGTTGCTCTTTTACACTTAGACCAGCAATGTTTTGAAGAAGGAATCTGGGAACGAGGCAAAGGAAGTCTTTATCGTGAGTTAAACGAAGTTATACAAGACATACCGAAGATTGTTATTATGCACGGCACGCCTTATTATCCTGAGAATTTTACTTCCGATATACAGGACGATAATTACAAAGAAAAAGGATATACCAAAGACCAAGTTTCAATGTCAAGCGAACTGATTGAAAAGTGTAAAGAAGCGATTGGTGATAATACAATGGTTGTTAATTCTTTTCAGGCGGCTAAGCAGTGGGGATTCGGTAACCCGATTTGGCATGGGCTTGACCCAGATGAGTGGTATGATTTACCAAAAGAGCCGAGGGTTGTGACTATGCTTAGTCCTGGTGGGCTTGATAAGTATTACGATAGGACTTTTCATAAAGCAGTTAGAGAGGCTCTTTATGAAAAAGATATCGTACACGCGCAGATTACAGTTGATGCTACTTTTAAAAAATGGGAAGAATATAGGAATTTCTTAGGTAGAAGTTTGCTTTATTTTCACCCGATGAAGGAAGCGCCAATGAGCCGAGGTAGAACTGAAGCAATGATGAGTGGTTGTTGTGTTATTACTACTAATAACCAAGACGCCGATATGTTTATCAAAGATGGTGTTAATGGATTCTTCTGTCGTAGAAATCCAGAGCATGTAGTCCAGCTTATTGAACTTTTATTAAAGAATTATGGTAAGGCAATAGAGATTGGACAAAGAGGAAAAGAAACGGCTATTGAGAAATTTGATATGAGAAGGTATCAAGGAGAATGGGCTGACTTAATAAATATAACCTTAGAGAAGCACGGCTCTAAGAAGCGAATAACATTATGACCTATATATGTATCAAAAAAATAAACAAGCAACAATAGGATGCCTTACTTTCGAACGTTATCATGGCAGACGCAATATCGGTAGTTCTAGAATAAGAGGTCATTGGCTTTTGAAAAATTGGCCAGAAGCCGAGGAGTTTGTGGAAGGAAGAAAATATGATACTGTTATTTATCAGAAAGTTTATTGGCCAGAACACGCCAAAGCTTTTGATGGCATAAAGATTTTAGACCTTTGTGACCCTGATTTTTTGAGTTTTATTTATCAGACAAAAGAGATGATTGAAGAAGTTGACGCTGTGACGACTTCAACAGAGACATTAAGAGATGCGGTTCAAGCTTTTACCAAGAAGCCAGTAATCCATATACCAGATAGGCTTGATTTGGAGTATCACAAAGATAAAAAAGACCACAAAGGTCAAGGACGAGCTAAGACGATTGTTTGGTTTGGTTATTCTACTGGATTTCATCTACTTAAAGCTTGTTTGTCAGAAATTAAGAAACTTGAGCTTAATTTAATTGTTATTGCAGATTCAGGTTTTGTTTTGCCGAGTTATTTTTTACCACCAGAAGGCAGACCCGCAGATGATAAATTTTATATTGAAGTTACAAATTTACCTTGGAAACTTGAAACTGTAAACGCAGATATTGTAAAGGGAGATTTTGTTATCAATCCACGTTCTCAGTTAGGTAAGTGGAAATACAAAAGCAATAATAAGACTTTAACTTCTTGGGCGTTGGGTATGCCAGTAGCCCATAATGTTAATGAGCTTAAGAAGTTTATGGAAGAAGAAGCTAGGATTCAGGAGTCAGAACAACGACTAAAAGAAATTGAGGAGAAATGGGACGCGAAACAATCAGTAGAAGAATATCGGAAGGTAATTGATGAGATTAGAGAGGATAAATCTGCGACTGGTATTATTGAAAAAGAAGAATATATATGGTCTTGTCCTAGAACCAGTTGTAATGCCATAATACTGAAGACGAAAAAGCCCTTCTTGATGGACGGCATATTTAGATGTAAGAGTTGTAATCATACTTTTAATGCCGATGAATTGTTGAAACATAACATTAAGAATCTAAGGAAGTATATACAGAGTAGAGAAGGACTTGACAAAATTATTGCTCACGACTAATAGTAGTTGACATTGCTATTAGTAAGTGCTATAAAGTAAGTATCAATTTAACAGGGCGAATATTTCTTTAATGACTAAGGTTATATAAGAAATTAGCACCTATCCGTACGCGGAAAATGCTGTAAACTTGGCTTAAAATTAAGTCATAGTTGTGTTTTCTGCGCATAGATAGGTGCTTTTTAAATATATTAAAATGTAACATATGGCATTATGAGCTTTCTAACAAATTTAATAAGTCCATTTCGTAAAAAGGTTTCACCGACACCAAATAGAACGACACCGACAGGATATGAGACTGCGGCTTATGGATATCAAGGTTTATCCTCGGATAAACAAGCAGACTACTTAGCCGAAATGAAAGGTTGGGTTTTTAGTTGTGTTAGTGCTATCGCAGACGAGATTGCGGCTATTGACATTAAGCTTTATAGGAATAAAGGCGATAAGGTTGAAGAAGTAACTAACCATCCGATACTAGATTTGCTTTTCAAGGTTAATAATTACACAACTAAGTTTGACCAATTTTGGTTAACTTCGGCTTATTTAGAGTTAGTCGGAGAAGCGCCGTGGTTCCTTGAAAAGAATGGAAACGAAGTAACGGCTATTTACTTTTTAAGACCAGATAGACTTGAGATTATACCAGACAAGAAAACGATTATTAAAGGGTATAAGTATGACGTTGGACAGCATGAAAAAGTAACACTTCAGCCAGACGAAGTTATATTTTTAAAGTATCCTAATCCGCTTAAACCATTGAGAGGTTTGGGTACTTTAGAAGCCGCTTCAAGAACAGTAGATGTTGATAATTATTCGGAAGAATGGAACTGGCGATTTTTTAAACAAAACGCTACGCCTAATTCTGTCTTAACTGTGGATGACCCGCAGATGACAGATGAGCAGAAGAAAAAACTTAAGGCGAGCATTAGAAATAATTTTGAGGGCTTAGATAAAGCTCATCAAATCATGGTTCTATTTGGTGGTATGAAGCTGGATAAATTCGGCTTTAGTCAACAGGAAATGGGATTCGAGGCACAACAAAAAATGACACGGGATAAGATTTTAGGTATGTTCCGTGTTCCAAAGGCAGTCGTCGCTCAGACAGAAGGGACTAATTTTGCGAGTGCTAAGGTAGCACAATACGCTTTTGCTAGATGGACGATTCAACCAAAGATGGAGCGGATTATTCAACAGTTGAATGAGTTTTTAGTTCCGATGTTTAAAGACGGAGAAAATCTATTCTTAGATTATGATAATCCTGTCCCAGAAGACGAAGAAGCAAAACTAAATTATTATGACAAAGCTATACAAGCAGGGTGGATGTCTAGGAATGAAGTTAGAGTAATAGAAGGTTTAGCACCGCTTAGTTCTGGTGGAGATAGTGTTTATTTACCTTTAAATCTTATGCCGATTGGTGAAACTCCAATACAGAAGACAAAAGGAATTTATAAAGATAGGTTAGCGCATTTACATGCCAGAACTAAACTTGAGAGAATGGCCGATGAAGAGGTTGAAAATATTTTAGTTAAGCTTAAGGCAAAAACAAAGAAAGATATTATGCGCGGATTGATTTTACAAAAAGATTCAATAAAAGGAACCAAGGATGAATTCAAAAAAACAATTAAAGACCAGACAACTAACGAAGGAACAGAAGACAAGGATTTGGGAGATATCAGTCAAGATAATAGACCATTACACAGTCCATCTGAAGAAAACGATGGTGAAGATATTCGAACAACAGAAGAAGCTGACACAGAAAAGATTGAGAAGCCAGAAGGCGATAAAAGCGATTGATATTGACGCAGTATTGCTTAGGCAGAAACAAGAATTCGATAGGACTTTACCAGCCGTATTGCCGATACTTGAGGATTTATTCGAGAATACTGAGAATGAAACTTTTAACTTTTTGGGGGTTGATTTAGTCGGAGATGGAACAGCTCCTGGAGTTGTAACTTTTATCGAAGATAGGACTAAGAAATTCTCAGCTTCGGCAACGAATACAACGAACGAAGCAATTAGAAGAGTGTTAGTTGAAGGAACTGAACTCGAAGAAGGCATCTATAAATTATCAAATCGAATAGAAGATGTTTTCGAAGGAGCAAAAACTTCAAGGGCTACTTTAATTGCCAGAACTGAAAGTGCAAGAATTAATGGTGCGGCTACCGAGCAGGCGTACATAGATTCTAAGGTAGTTGAAGGTAAGGTTTGGGTAACAGAAGCGTCAGCTTGTGAGTTTTGTTCAGCTTTAGAAGGAGCAACTGCTCCGCTCGGTGGAAATTTTTACAATCAAGGTGATACTATTACTGGCATTAATGGCGGTGAGTATACTTTTACATATGACGATTTGCCATATCAACCTGTTCATCCGAACTCTTATGACGACAAGACGGAGATTTATACAAGGAATGGGTGGCAAAAGATATCAGAAGTAGAGATTGGAGACGAGTGCTTGTCTCTTAATCCGAGTAATTTTGATTTAGAATATATAGACATCATTAAGACATACCACCACAAACCAGGAAGAATGTTAAAATTTAGCGACCAGAATTTTGATATGGTAGTGACAGAAGACCACAACATGTTTTATCAGACAGATTGGAATGCTAAACATAAAAATAATTGGGGATTTAGAAAGGCAAGAGAACTTTTAAATAAAAAATCTGGCAGGTTTTATAGAAGCTCAAAGTGGCAAGGCGAGGAAAGAAAAAAGATAAGGATAGGAAAAATTGAATTGTCATTTGAGTTGTATGCTGAATTTATGGGGTGGTGGTTGTCTGAAGGATGCGTGGTTTCAACAAGGAGAGGAGCTGTTGTAATCTCTCAGAGTAAAGAAAAAAATTATGATAAGTGGATTAGGAGAGGAGAATTGTTGGGTGAGATGGGCATTAAGTTTCATTTTAGCGGTCATAATTTTCAATTTAGGAATTTAGATTTGTGGGATTATTTGAAGCAATTTGGAAAATCTCCAGAGAAGTTTATCCCAGATGAGATTAAAAATGCTACGCCTGAAATAATAAGGATATTTTTGGAGGCATATATGCTGGGTGATGGAAGTAGAAGAAAAATTAAAGAATGGAAGAATGGAAAATTTAGAGATGAGATAACATATTGTACATCATCTAAAAAAACAGCAGATGGCTTGGGGGAATTGATATTAAAAGTAGGCAAGAGACCATCTTATCATCTTCAAAAAACAAAAGGATTAAAGACTAAACATAAAAATGGAGAATATACTTGTAATTATGATATATGGACGATAAGGGAATGTTATTCTCAGCATTCTTATTTGGAGCATATAAGCAGAAAAATAATTGATTATGATGATTATGCTTATTGTGTGGATTTAGAAAAATATCATACTTTACTAACAAGAAGAAATGGAAAAGTTGTGTGGTCTGGGAATTGTGTGTGTGGTATTGCACCAATCTATATAGAAACTTAAATAAACTAAGTCAAGGGTCAGAGGCGATGCCTTGAAGAATAATAAAAAATTTATGTCTAAAAATCTAAAGCATGTACAAGCGTTAACCGAAAAGAAAGGTGGTAAGTTAATTGCTATTGCTTCAACTGAAACAGAAGATAGAGTTGGGGATTCATTAAAGGCGGAGGATTGGAACTTAAAAAACTTCAAACAGAACCCAGTATTACAAGCAGGACATGATTATAAACCGCAATACACTATCGGTAAAGCAGTTAATATACATGTTGATGAAAAAAGAAGGCTTGTTTTTGAGCCAGTTTTTCACGGGATTACCGAGTTATCTAAACAGCTTAAAGAAATGTATGAGAATAGCTGGCTTACGGCTTGGAGCGTTGGCTATGTACCAAAGATGGGAGATGGGGATGAAGAGAAAAGCCAAAAAACTAAGTCAATGAATGAATTGCTTGAAGTTTCAGCAGTTGCTGTTCCAGCCAATGCTGAGGCTTTAACGATGGTTGAAAAAGGATTAAAGAGCGCAGATAAAGAAGTGACGATTGAAAAAGTTGAAGAGATTAACAAGTGGGTTAAGGAAGAAAAATGTGATGATTGTGGCAAAGAAGAAGAGCTAGTAAAAGAAGAAGATGTTGATGAAGAGGTTGAAAAAGTTGAACAAAAAGAAGAAGAATCGACCGAGGCTACTGAGGAAACTCCAAAGGTAGTGGACGAATATTCTGAAGAAAAAGTACAAAAGAGTCCAGCCTGTCGTAAGAATGGTGAGAGTAAAGAGGATTGTGTTGGAAGAAAAATCCCCGAGATTATGAAAGAGAGTCCTGAAATGAAGCAAGAGCAGGCAATAGCGATTGCTAATAGTATGTGTTCAAAATTATGTGGAAGTAAAGAAGTAGAGGACAAAAAAGAGAGTGAAGAAAAACAAACTTATAATTGCGAATGTATCGATTGTGGACACAAGATGACTTCTGACCAGCACTGTGTTGACCTTAAATGTCCTAAATGTGATGGTAAGATGAGACGAGCTGAAAGACCTGGACAGGGACGCGAAGTTGAAGGGCAAGTTGTTAAGAGATGGAATCCTCAATTGTCAAAAGCATTTGACATTGAGAAAGTTGAAAGTGAACCAGCAAATTTTGAGTATGAGATTTATACAAAATTTCTTGACTGCAAAATTAA